GAAGTCTTCAGTTGCACGATAGTAGCGAGCAAAGTTACGCATTGTGAAGGCTAGTTGTGTACGAACCTCTGGGTTATCCACATATGCAAGCACTCGCTCTTTGGCAAGGTCCTGTGTCATCTCAATAATCTTGACTTTAGCCTTACGCTCTGCATCCTTGATAAGAATATCTTTCTCAGCAGCGCTTAACTTAGGGTTATTGCGGATTCCGTCAGTCATCATCTTGAGATAACGCTCTTCTAGGCCGCCCTTTTTCCAACGCTTACGCATATCTACAGCAGCAGAGAGAACCATTGGCTCACGTGACCAGCGAGCATTCATCTCGCCAACCCAATCCCAGTGCTTTCCTACTAACTTTCCAGCAGGACTGCCATCTGAAATAGGCATAATGCTTGGACCAGAGATAAATTGTGGCGCTTCTTCTGCCAGCTTTGGTAGATCATCAATACCTAAGTCGCGTGTATTGACCTTGATGCCACCTTCAGGTGTGCGGATACGTGCCTTAGCAAGTAACTTTTGGTTGAGAACATCTTTGCTATCAACAAACAAGTTACGTGTAGCTGCATAAACATTCTCAGCGTGGGTTGCAACATCAGCATTATTGCCTGGACGGTACAACTGGAAGCGAGCCTTTTGTGCTGCATACTCTGGAGAGTTAATAAAATTGATAATAGCCTTTTTAGCGTACTCTGGATTCTCAATGTAGCGAAGCGCAATAGAACCAAGTGGGTCATTACCCACAGCGGCAATGCTTGTTATCCAAGCAATCTTACCTTCTGCTGTAATTGGAGAATACTCACGGTAGTTTCCACCGCTTTGCTTGGAGTAAGTAACTCCATCAATCTTGTACTCACGAGATGTGCCGTACTTATCTACAGTACGAAGAGCATCTGTCCAGTGGTCTGCACCAGTGATACCCTTCTTGCCACCTTCGGCAACGCCTGCAAGTAGTTCATCAATAGCACCAAACTCTGCCATCTCAGCAATAATTTCACGTGCTTGTGGATCAAGCTTGCCAAGATACTTGTCTGTCATAACAGCATCTGCCATAACCTTGCGAGCATCTTGTACAGTCTTAGCTGCTTCAATCTTGCTTTGATACAACTCACGGTCTGAGCGCTTAACAAGTTTGTTGATAACGCCTAGAGTGTCTCCACCCTGACCAGTACGTAACTTAGTTGATAGTCGCTTACCTGCCACTACACCCCAAGCAGAATCTCCCACTGCAAGGTGGACCATTAGATCTTCAATAGAGTTACGTACAGCAAAGCGAGGACCTGCAAGAGTCAAGAATGACCAAGCAGATGTAATACCTTCAACCCAAGGCTTGTGTGACCAGCTCATAATTCTGCTGGCTACTTGATACTTGTCAACGATTCCATCAAGATCTGTAATCTTAGGAACTGTCATACCTTCGGCAAGTTGGAAATCAAAGATAGCAAACTGCTGGTCATTAAAGTTAGAAGGCTCAAAGTAACGTGGAATTCCATCGTCATTGAGAAGTGGTTTACCCTTTGTGTCACGCATCAAGATACGTGGAGCAAACAACTGCTCACGTGATGAGTTAGCCAACTGGTCAAGAATGTTCTTACCACCAGGAACCTTGTTAAGTCCACGGATCTCAGCTACTGTGTTGAAGACACCCATCATAATCTGACGCTTCTGTGCTTCATCTCCAGCCTTGAATGCTTCTGCAAACAAGCGTGAGTTGTAACGAGTGTTAGCAAGACGTGCTAACTGGTAGACCTTCTCAGCAGAATCTACTGCGTTAGGGTCAAAGAAGTTATCACGGAAGAATGGAACCTTTGAGAACTTAGATGCAAAGCGGTCAATGCGATCTTGGACATAATCCAATGGCATACGGAATCCACCATCTGCACGAAGCTTAGCGGTCTTACGCTCTACCTCGCCAATGATGTTCTTCTCAGTTTGCTTTAAGAATTCCTTTGGCGTATTAGCAGTTGCTGCTTCGCCTGTGCGTGTATCAATAAACTTTGTCTGACGTGCTAACTGCGCTTCAATGCCACCAATAGTGGTCTGGTCACTGAATATCTCACGAGTAATGCGCTTGCCTGCTTGGTCAAAGCGAAGCACTTTGTTTCCAGCAGTCAATGCTGCGATACGAGTTTGACGTGCAAGATCCATACGTGGAAGCAGTTGTACTTGACGACCTGCTTGACCTTTAAGAGTACGCAGTGCATCTTCGCTGTTTGCAAGAAAGTTCTTGATAGTGCCAGCTTCGACTACGCCTTCTTTAAGCATAGACTCAATAACATCATCACCAAACTCAGGAGCAATACGCTTGAGTTGGATAGATGCCTGCACTAAAGCCTGTGGGTCTGCTGCGCCCTCTTTGATTGCTTTGCGAGCTGTTGAGTAGTTTCTCAACGCTCCAACAAAGTCTCTGTCAAACTTTTGTACGCTTCCTGTTTGGAAAGCCTTTTCAACGTTACCAGCATCGCCAACGATATTATCTAGCGCGTACTTTGAAACATCGTATGCCTTCTTAGCCTTACCAAGCAATAGCGTTGGATCTGCAAACACACGGAATGCTGCATCGCCTAGACCTGAAATAAGTTTGTAAGCAGGACCTGAACCTTCCCACTTCTGCGGAACTATCGCATTAGCGAGGAATCTACCTGGAGAATACTTAGCAGCATTAGCTGCATCTAGTGCATCCTGAAATAGTGGGTCTTCTTTTTGTGCAGCCTTAGATGCAATCTGCTTTTCTTCTTCTGTTCCAGTTGCAATAACTTGGTCAAGGGTCATACCCTCTGCAACCTTTTGTGCAACAGACATATAGCCTGTACCAAAAATCTTTGTTGCTGCAGCCATACGTGATGGGCTAAATACTTTGTCACCCTTATCGTTTGCAGTAGTCCACGCTGTACCAATGTCAACCTTCTGGTCAACAGCAATAGCTGCGGTGCGATAGGCACGTGTGCTTAAATCTGAAAGTTCCTGAACGCCTTTGAATGCCAACTTAACTGGAGCAGATACAGCAGTAACAATCGGATCTACTGTGTAGTGAAGTACAGTTCCTAGCCATCCACGCTTTTCTTCAACGTTACCAAAGTTGTCATTGAGCGACTTCTTTTGCTCTGGAGTTAGTTTCGAGTACTCTAACTTGGCAACGTCAGAAGGAAGAGATGTTAACTTCTGGTGCGAGTCTACAGCTTTGATGTAGCCATTGATCTGCTTTTGTTGTTCTGGAGTTAATCCAGCCTGAGCAGAGATAGCTTTAATGTTATTGGAAGTTGATCCCACTACTGACCTCTAGATAAAGCCATCTGGTAGAGAACAGAAATTTCTCCAGTTGTATCGTATGGAAGTAATGCTGCGAGTGTGTCTGACAACTTGCCCTCGACTGGCTTTGGAGCGCCAGCGGCAGTCATAACGTCTTCATCAGGACGCTGTGTTGGGGCAAACATTCCAACTAATGGAGTTGCCTTTGCAGCACCTGCTGCGATCTCTGCTGTAGGCATTGGCTTTGCAGATGGCTTACCAGTAGTAGGAGCACCTGCAATTTGTTCTGCTGTTGCTTTGCGATCACCATAACTATCTGATGGTGGCAAGTCTTCACGTACGGAGAATTTTCCAGGACCGCCAATTTGTAATGGGCTATCTACCATCGGTATCCTCCTCTATCTTTTCTAAATCGTTTGAAAATTGTTCCCACGCTCTATTGACTTCTGAGTTTCGGTTAGCGTTGTAAACAGCTATCTCCATTAACTCTTCTGTGAATGCGTGGAATGCACTAAAAATGTTATGCAATAAACCTGAAAACACTACAAGAAAATCTGCGAAGTGTACTGAGCGCGGAACCTTTGTATTGTTATCTTCCACGCCCAGTACCTCCGTTAATTAGAATTTGCTTAGCCCTTCTTTACAGAAGTTCCTCTGCGACCTGCTGGCATCATTGATGGTACCACCTTGCCTGGTCCTGCTGGCTTGGAAGTATCCTTCTTGCCCTCAACAGGCTTTGACATTGGTGCTGCTGCACGTGATCCTTGATTCATTTTACACCTCCCTCGTTTATGCTGCGCCGCTAATAGAAGCTAGCAGGGTTGCTATATCTGGACGTTGTTCTGGACCAGCAGCAGGGGCCGCTCCGCCTTGTTCTGGAGTTGGCTGCGAGGCAGGTACGGGGGCCGCACCTGCTGCTGGAGTTCCTGGTGCGCCAGGCATCATAGGCATCTCTGGCGCTGCTGGTTGTTCTTTAGGTGCAAATGCTTTTTCAATAACTGTTTCTAGTTGAAGACCCTTTTGACGGCCTTGGATAACTTGTGCAAGACGGGAGATAATCTCAGTAGGGTCTTGACCTTGCGCTGCCAACGCTGGAATGGCTTGAGCATACTGAGCAACAGCCACCCGCAGAGAATCGCGCATTTCTTCGATGTCAACACGTTGTTCCTCCTGCGTCACATTAAGCTCCATTGGGATCTCACGACGTACATAGTCACGAGATACGAGCTTGTCTGAACGCATTTGTAGTAGAGCGATGATTGCACGGTTTGGATCCATACCAGACATAATGCCGTAACGGACATCTACGCCGTAGTTACCTGCAATCTGCTTTGATGGGATGTACTTCATATTGAATGGAGTACCGTCATCAACGCCCTTGATTTCCTTGGTCATAGAACCAAAGATCTTCTCGTCTACTTCAAAGCATAGAGATACTAGGTCAGTAAAGAGACGAGCAAATTGTGCTTGTGCTGCCTTGATCTGTGTGTCAAAGCCAGCCTGTAGTGCTTGTACGCCGCGACCTGTAACGATAGATGCGTCAATGTTTCCTGAACGAGTTTCAGGGTAACGAGCACCTGTACGTAGTTCACGCTCTAGAACACCAGACTCCGTGAAGACACCATTAGGAAGTTCTAGTGGAACACGACGAATACCTTGTGGGTTAGCAGAACGCATAATCGCATCAGGTCCCAATGCAAGTTCTTGCACATCCTGTGGGATAGCAATAGGTGCTTGGATAGATTTTTCTGCTGCTTGGATCTGCAATACTGCAAAGCGAGCACGAGCGAGTTGAACTGACAAGATATCGTCAAACTGTCCACGAGCTTCGCCATCAATAGATGAACGCATTGCCACACCTGCTAGGCACTTGCCTACTGGGTTAGGTGTATTAGATAGAACTAAGTTCTTACGCTCAGGTAGGAAGATTAGATCCTGGTCTTTGTCGTGGTAGCGAACCAAAGATACATAAGGAGAGCCTTGACCATATTGGTTGTTAGGCATAATCTGATCTGCAAACTCTGGGTACTGTGCTGCAAGGCTTTCTGCGTCAGTCTCAACTACTTGCGAGATTGAGATGGTACGACCAAATCTATCAATTTCAGGATAAGTACCAAAAGGATTAAGCAGACGTATTCTCGGGTTGTTACTTTCATAGTCCATCTCAACAATCGCTGGGAGCATACCGTAGGTGTTAAACCAGTCAGCACCTGTGTACATCTGAATTTGTAGTTCAGACCCAGTGACATAGAAGTTTGCAATACGTGTGCGTGTATCTGCGGCTTTACGTGCAGAGTCTGAAACCATATTGGTAGCAGCGCAGTTAAAGGATGGCAGTGGTGCCATAACTTCAGCTAAGTCACGTGCTGCAACGTCAATGAAGTTAGCTACAAGAGGCTTTGGGTATTCCTCAGAGAACATCGCAGGGTAAACCTTTGAGATGTCTCCCTGGCGCACTGAGAGAACGTCGCGCATTCTCTGGTCACGTGCAGCGTAGCGTGTTTGTAGACGTGCTACCTTCGCTACTACCTCTTTAGTTGATAACAATGTAAAGTCCTAACGATTGATTAAAAATTATCCTTGGATATTTTTCTTTGCTTGCTTAACGGCCTTCTTCTTGATGTTCATTTCTTGAATCTTGGCCCGCATTGCAGTCTTATCTGCACCAGCTTCCATTCTTTGTGTTACCAATGGAATAAACTTCTTTGCAAGAGCTTGCTGTTCCTTGTATGACAAACCCAACTTATCCAAGCCTTTATATACATAGCTTGTCGCAGCATACTCTGCGCTCTTTTTTGAATTAGCAAGATTTTTTGCTGTGGTACGCTTTTCTTCCTGTGATGCCATTGTTATCTCCTTAGATGAATGTACGGTCTTTCTCTGCGAGCAGTTCATCAATGTTGATAACTGTTCGCTTGCCCTGTTCGTAACGAGACAGGAATGGATTTTTCATATGGTGCGTAGCGTGGATACCTTGGTTAAGCATCTCACGGGCGCGGATCTCACAGAACCAAAGAGCCATCACCATATCGGTCTTACCCTTGGTTGTTGGGGACCAAGTAATAAGTTGTTCAATTAAAGCTTTAATGTTTTCTGTTTGATCGCTTGGAAGGTGGATAAGATTGTCGCGGTGGTGTTTGCCATCGTGCTGCTTCGTTCCAAACAAGGTAGACATTGATGCAACACCGAAGCCTGAGTCCCACTTGTTGTTTCCAGTATGGTGTTCCCGCAGTAACACTCCTCTAGAGGCCAAGTTTGCACGGATACCCTCATCCTGTGTTAAGAAAGACTGAAACGCATTCTTCTCAACTATCCACTCACTAGGTGAATACAACGAAGTCCAGTCAAAGATTAGTTGACGGATCTGAGCAGGCGTTGGCCTAGTAATCTTAATAGCATCAACGATAAAGCGTTTATGTGTAACCCGATCAACAGCGTAACAAATGGCGGCTGTATCACCAACCATAGCGGGATCAAGACCACAAATAAAAGAAAAGCCATTGACATCACGTGGATGACCAGGGTGGCCAGGAACCAAGCGACCTGCTTTGCGCATACCATCAATAGAACCTCGTACATTCACTGGATCAAAGATGGCATCATCTGAGATATCCTGTTGCTGGTAAACCAACGCCCAGGTGGATGCATCCATAGCTTGGCGTTCGTTATAGAGGTTACGACCATTCCACCTTGGGTATAGCCCATCCTCATTCAAATCTGATTCATCTTGCCCATCAAATGGCGCATCTGATGCTGGCCATAGGGTAACCCACTTATCAGGGTCTTCATCAGTCTCCAGCAATGCAGGCATCGCTAGGTACTTCCAAGGAACCTGACCACCTGGATAGCGGTCTGGGTTACGTAGTTCTCGATAGAGGTCTACGGAGGCTACACGGGTTCCAATGATAACTAATTTACCAGTAGGGTTAAGACGGGATCTAACGTCCTGTGTCAACCACTTAATCTGGCGTTCAAACTCATTGGCGTTCTTGAGAGTAACCGCGTCATCTACGATAATCATATCTGCACGTTTACCGTAGATCTGACCGTTAATACCCACGGCTTCGATATTCGGGTCCTTTTCAGAGGACTCACGTAGCTCGTCACCAAAGGTGATACGGGTAGCCTGCCACGAGGCAGACTTAGAGTTAAACCCTACGCCAGCAGCATAAGCATTTTGAAGGTTCTCATACATTGGGTGAGTCAAACGCTGCTTGATGGCGTAGAGAAAGTCGGCGGCTAGTTGCTGAGTCTGGGAGACTATCAGCACTCTAAAGTTAGGATTACGGGCTACCTGCCAGGTTACATAGTCCACTGTGATTGTGATGGACTTGGCGTGGTTTGGCGGGATGTTAATAAGGATACGGTTATTGGCCAGCCCTGGTTCGTACTTCATCGAAGGGTGTAGCCAAGAAGGTTCCTTGCCCTCGATCATATCCACTAGGTTCTGTTGGTGGGGGAAGGTCTTGGAGTTGAGGAACTTCTCGCGGAACTCGGCGAATGAGATGTCGTGGACATCGGATGCTGCAAAGGACTTATCCTTGAGTCCAAGGCGAGTTCTATCAATCTTGTCTGTAAAGATCTTGTCTGTGCGGCGGTAGTACTCATAGGTCTTATAGGACTTGCCAGCCGATAGGCAGGCTTGCTCAATGGTCATACCT